CCACTAATTCGACTATTGACGTGAAAGATGACCGCAATCTAGTCGTTAAGGTAAACGGCGGAACTGTCATAACCGCCAATTCTACCGACGTAACCACGACAATTCCAGTCGTCTTACCGGCGGCTCCGACGACCACACTTCAGGCTGCGACTAAAGGATATGTTGACGGTCTGACCGGCGCTCCGGCCGGCGTCATCATGGCATTTGCTGGCGCGGCGGCTCCGACAGGCTTTTTGACTTGTAATGGTTCGGCTGTTTCTCGAACGACCTACGCCACTCTTTTTGCTGCTATTGGCACGACTTGGGGCAGCGGCGACGGCAGCACGACATTTAACGTGCCTGATCTTCGCGGTGCATTTTTGCGTGGCTCTGGCACTAGCGCGCTTGATCCGTCCAGCCCGCGTTCAGTCGGATCGTTCCAAGCTGAAGCTTATGCCAGCCATACGCATAGTAATTCATTATCTGATCCTGGGCATCAGCATTCAGTTTACGGAATTTCATCGGCTTTTGCCACAGGCACAGCAGGCACCATTGGGCGCATGGAAAATCTTAATACCGCCGGGGCAAATATAGGCGGTCTTACGTCTGTTAATGGGGCAGGCATAAGCCTGTCAAATGCCGCGTCGGGGGGAGCTGAGACGCGGCCAGACAACTACGCTGTCCTCTATATCATTAAAACATGACGACGAGGATTGTCGACAACAGAGATCTTGGGTTATTGATAGGTTACGCTGCTACGGACTGGGCGCAACCTATCGAGTTTAAGGATTATGCGGATATAGCGGCGGATTGGCAAGTATCTGTTTTGCTTAGAGAACAGGAGCCAATAGGCGCTATATTCAAACGAGACGGCGAAACTCATGTGTCAATCCTGCCTAAGTGGCGGCGACGCTGGGCGACAAAAGGGTTATTGAGGGAAATTCTGTCTGACATGCGGTATACAAAAGTCGCGGACGGGCATGATTTCATGTATGGTATACTGGAAAGACTGGGTTTCACCCGCCAGCCGGATGGAACCGTAGCAAGAGAGAACTGATATGGGCTTTCAATCCGCCGCTAATGCCGCTGCCGGAGGCACCCAGCAAGCGATGACGCTTCAGGCCATCGCAGCCCAGCAACAGCAGCAGGCTATTCAGCAGGGGCAACAGCAGGCCGCAGCGGCGCTTCAACAAGGGCAGCAGCAGGGTGCAAGCGCACTACAGGCAGGTCAGACTGGCGCTCTTGGCGGCTTAGAGAATTATTACGGTCAGGGTGTCGGATTTCAGCAGCCCTACATGGGCGCTGGCACTGGTGCGACGAATCAGCTTGCGGCGCTGTTTGGTCAAGGCGGCGCGTATACGCAGCAGCCAACCCTTGAACAGCTTCAGATGGACCCCGGCTATGCGTTCCGGATTCAGCAAGGCCAGCGGGCGCTCAGTTCGGGTCTTGGCGCATCCGGTATGCGCGGGTCTGGCGCGGCGCTAAAAGCCGCGACGCAGTTTGGTCAGGACATGGCCAGCCAAGAATACCAGAATGCTTATGCGCGATTCATGGCTAATCGCGCGCAGGCGATCCAAGGTCTTCAGAATTTGGCCAGCACCGGCGCAGGCGCGGCCAACGTGGCGTCAGGTTTGGCTGGCCAAACGGGCGCTAACACGGCGAATGTCTATACCGGCACCGCTGGTAATCTGGCCAATCTCTACGGCTCGACCGGCACTAACCTAGCGAACGTCTACACCGGCGGCGCTAACCAACTCGCCAATATCTACGGCAATCTTGGTCAGGGGCTTGGCCAAGGCGCGGCGAATATTGGTTCGATTTACGCGCAGGGCGCGATGGGGCCGACTAATCTGTTGGCTAATCTGGCGGGGCAGGGCATTCAAGCTGGCGCTATGGCGCTAGGTGGCGGTTTCGGCAGTCCTTTCCCTCGGTCCTATAATCAATCTATGTATGGAACTAAGTAATGGCTATTCAGTATCAGCCGCTTCCTGAGTTTCAGGCTCCTAACGTCAACTTGCTTGGCGCGTATGCGCAGGGGCGCGCGCTTCAGCAGCAAGAACTTCAGGCCGCCAAAGCTGCGCAGACCATGGAGCTGCAAGGCCGTGCGGCGCAACGGCAGGAAGAGGAATCGGCGCTTAACGCCAAGGCCAAGTTACAAGAGCTTAATGAAAAAATTCGTTCACTTGCTATGTCTCGTTTGAGCGCCGTTCCTGAAGGCGATCAGGAAGCCTATCTCAAAACGATTGGCGAGTTTAAGGACATTTTCCCGTCTGAATACGATGTGCTGTCTAAGCGCAAATGGGACGCTGATACGCGCCGAATGGTGCTGTTGACACCGGAACAGCAATATAAACAAACGACTAAAGACGTGTTGCTGCCGTCGGGTGAAACGCAGACTATGCGTTATCCTGAGTTTGGCGGCGGCGCGGCTGCGCCGATTGGCGGCCTTGTTAGCGCGCCTAAACCGGAACTTAAAGAAGTTGGCGGCGAACTTTTAAGCGTCACGCCGCAAGGCGCTGCGCCTGTCCCATTGTTGCCTGTTGGCGGCGGTCGGGGTCAGGCCGGCGCGTTTACTGGCGGCGATCTGACTACTAACCTAATCAAAGAGCGCGAAGGCTACATTGAGAAGCCTAAGTATGATGTGAATGCTTACCGCGCGGGTTACGGCAGCGATACGGTCACGCGTTCGGACGGTTCGGTTGAACGCATCAAGCCTGGCATGTCGGTTAGCCGTGAGGACGCCGAACGCGATCTTCAGCGCCGTATTCAGACGGAATTTGTGCCAAAAGCAGCGGCTAAAGTCGGCGAAGAAAACTGGTCGCGCCTGCCGGAAAACGTGCGGGCGTCACTTACATCCATTGCGTATAATTACGGCACGATCCCTAGCCGTATTGTCCCGGCTGTGCAGTCCGGCAATCCTGAAACGATTGCGCGTGCGATTGAGAGCCTTGCTGGCGACAACAAGGGCGTCAATGCCGGACGCCGTATGCAGGAAGCCAATATTGCGCGCGGCACGGCGTTTCCCGGCACTCGTGCTGTTCCAGCCTTTGCGGCTATGGGTTCGCCAGAGTTTATGGGCGGTCCGCAGATCCAGCCGCCAATCAATATGATGGCCCCTGCGCCCGCGCCGGTAAATGCCATGACTGCGTCTGCGCCGCTTCCTACGCCAACGGCGTTGCCTGAAGTGCCGCCTATGGCGGTTGAACAGCCGTTGACGGTCGGGACCAAAGCGCTTGTTAAAGGCCAAACCAATGTTGAGTCAACGCTCGACAAGATGATGGCCAAATATAATAAGCTGGATGAGCTTAAGAAAATCCCCAGCTCGCAGCGCACTTTTGGCGAAAATCTTGAGGCTTATATCGGCGGCACAACGGCCGGGCAGGAAGTTGAAAAGATCCGCGCTACGCCGGCGCAGCAACAGCGTAATGAGCTGAAGTCGCTGCGTCGCGCGCTTCTTAAAGACATTATGGCCGCTACTGGCGCGAGCGCTAAAGAACTCGACTCTAACTTTGAACTTAAAAGCATGTTGGAGTCGCTGTCAGATGAGACGATGGATATCGATTCCGTTCGTCGTATTATTGCGGACTTGTCGGCGCGTTACGGTAAAGGCAGCATAAAAGCGCCGGAAGAAACGCCCGCCGCGCCGTCGGCTGCATCGGCAAATGAGCCTCGCATAATTGATTTTAGCCAGCTTCCCAAGAGGCGATAATGGACGTTCGACTTCCTGACGGCACGATTGTCCGCAATGTGCCTGATGACATAACGCAGGAAGACTTGATGGAGCGCGTTGGCATGGCGCAGCAACCATCAGAGGGTCTTACCGCTGAACGCACTGCTAAAGTAGGCGCGCGCGAACTTGCGCCGCTGGCTGCCGCTGCTGGATTAGGCGGATTAGTAGCTGGGCCAGCCGGCATGGTAGCCGCGCCAGCCGCGCTAGAGGTAGCTGATTTAGCAACCACGCTCTATAACATCGCCGCACCGCGTTTTGGTGGTCAACCTGTTCGCACGCCGTCTGAAATTGCGCGACCGTATCTGACCCCTGAATCATTCAAGCCGCGCACGCAAAAAGAAGAATTGGCCGCAGCGGCCATCGGCGGCGCTGGTGAAGCAATGACTGGCGCGGGCGCAGCTAATATATTTGCGCGGCGTGTAGCGCCAGGGCTCGTGCGTAATGTGCTGGCCACGATGGGCGAGCGCCCGCTTGTGCAGGCTGGCGCAGGTGCTGGTGCGGCAGCGGCTCCCGTTCGTGCTGAGCAGATGGGCGTTGAAGACCCGCGCGCTTTGTTGGCCACGAGCCTTGTTGGCGGTCTGGCTGGCGCTCGCGGTGCTGGCGCTCTCCAGCGCGGCGTCGAGTCAAGCGCGGCGGCGGCGCAACGCGGCGCTATGCGCTTAATCGGCAAACCGCCAACGACTGAAGCTCTCGGTGAACGTGCGGCGCAGTCGTTTGAGCGCGCTACGTCGCTCGGCGTGCAGTATGATCCGACGGCATATCAAAAGTTTGCTTCGGGACTTGAGACTGATTTGAAGGGCTACGACCCGGATTTCAGCAAGTTTGCCGACGTTAAAGTTGCGGTTAACAAGCTGAAGGATCTGGACAGCCAGCCGTTGACAATTGAGCGTCTGCATAACGCGCGACAAATGCTCGGTATCTTGCGAGGCGACAACGAAAAAGACGTGCGCCGTATGGCCGGCATTCTTACCGATAAGCTGGACAACTTTATTACGAACGAAAAGAATGCTGTCGGTGCGGACGCCAAAGAAGCTGCTGATGCGCTCATGTCCGGTATCAAAGACTATCGCATGATGTCGAAGAGCGCTGAAATTGAACGGCTTATCGACCGGGCTAAATTGTCCGGCGGTTCGGCGGAGAATATTCAATCCCAATTCCGTTCGGTCGCTAAAAATGAAGGGCGTATGCGCAAGTTCACGCCTGACGAACAGACGATGATCCGCCGCATCGCCAAGGGAGAAGAAGGTTCGACAATTGCTAATCTTCTTAGCCGCGTCGCGCCATCGCGCAGTCCCGGTATGCTGGCTACACAGGCGCTTGTCGGCGGCTACGGCTATTCCAGCGACGACCCATACGCTTTTTATGGCGCTGGCGCTGCGGCGCTTGGCGGCGCGGCTGGTCGCGCGGCACGTAATATGCTGGCTCGTCGCGCGGCCGGTAACGTCGCGGCGATGACGCGTGGTGCTCCGACGGCCGTGCCGTTTACACCTTCTTATGGTTCTCTTGCGCTGCCGATTATGTCGCAGGGCGTTAACGCGATGGCGAGATGATGATGGTTGAATACCAAGTTCTTTTTGACGTGGCCATTGGCGTGATCGGCGTGCTGGGCGGCTGGACGCTTAACACCGTTTGGGCGGCCGTGAAGGATCTTCAGGAAGCCGATAAAGAATTAGCGGACAAAGTGGCCGCTATTGAAGTGCTGGTCGCTGGCCGTTACATCACCCGCGAAGAATTTAATTCTACGTTCAATCAAGTGTTTGAGCGTCTTGACCGTATACGCGACTTGCTAAGCACTAAGGCTGACCGATGAAAGAGAATTATCCCGCCTGTCTCAAGGCGACGCTGCGCTACGAAGGTGGCAAGGTCGACGATCCGCGTGACCCTGGCGGCCGAACTGCTTTTGGAATCACGCAAAAGACCTACAATGCATGGCGTGGCAAATCTGATAAAGACGTGTTTAACATCACGCAGGATGAAGTCGCCGCAATTTATAAGACGCAATATTGGGACAAGATCAGAGGCGACGATCTGCCAGACGGGCTCGACTTTGCCGTGTTTGACTTTGCTGTTAATTCAGGCGTGGGGCGTGCTTCTAAATATCTTCAGTCAATGGTCGGCGTCACGCAGGACGGCGTGATTGGCCCGAAGACGATAGCCGCCGCCAAAGCCTATCTTGGCAATAAACTCACCGATAAAAGACTCGGTTTTCTAAAAGGATTGCCGACATGGGGCACGTTTGGGCGTGGTTGGTCGAACCGCATAAACGACGTTTACTCTGTTGTGCGGGACTTATGTTCGCGCTAACAGGTTGCGCTGATCTTAAGTATGCCGAATGTATCGCCCGCGATAGCACGTCGCGGCCATGTAATTAAAGGAGGCTAAAATGTTAGTTAACTGGATGACCACGATCCCTGGCATTATCACGCTTGTCAGCGTTATTTTTCACGCTTGGCAGACCAAAGACGTGAACTGGACGGATCTCCAGAACGCGCTCGTCGCGCTGGGCCTCGTCGCGGCTAAGGACTGGAACGTGACCGGCGGCAGCAAGCCGAATGATTGAAGGGGTCAGGTCGCAGCGCCAAAGACTGTTGAAGAGACTGCCGACGATCTTGATGCTGGCAAGTTTTAGTGGGTGTCAGTCGACCAGCAGGTGTCCCCCGCTGGTCGACTATTCGGCCGAACTCCAAACCAAAGCGGCCAAAGAGTTACGCGCTCTCCCCCGCGACAGCGCTGTTGCTAGACTTGTCGTCGACTACGGCCAGCTTCGCCGCACGTGCCGGCTTTAGATCTTTCTTAGCTCTATATGACACGTCCTGAAGACCCCGCGCCTGCGCGTAATCTTCAGCAAACGTCGCCGCGAACAGTTCATAATTTACCGCGTCAACATGGCTGTCCATGTGGGTGGGCGACGCAAAAGCCCGCGCGTTCTTAACGCAGGCCAGAATAATCGCAATCTCGTAGGGGTGAAACTCGCGCCCCAGACGCAACGTGGCCAGATCAGCCGCAAGCTGGAAATTGTTCTCTATGCCGCCATATCCCTGACCGCGCTGGTCAATGATCTTAGCAGCTTCATATAGCAGTTCTTGAGGGTTCATTTATCATCTCCATGATGGCCGCCCTTTCTCTTAACATGCGCAGCACAGTGTAACGCTGATGCAGGCGCACAAGGATAGTCGAGCGCCGGGCGTGACGCTGTTCTTCCTCCAAGAGATCTAAGACCTCTTGTTCCGTTAGATCGGCCAGCCGATCATTAAGTTCTTTCCATGTTAGACAGCTCGGCAAGGGCCAACTCCGCTAAAGATTTTTTGTCGTGTAGCGCATCGTATATGCGCTCGTCAATAGTTTTATTACACATGATGACATAACACCATACATCACGTGTCTGGCCGCTGCGATGCAGCCGGCCGACTGTCTGTTCGAACAGCTCCAGCGACCACGGCAGCGACAGAAAAACGATCTTGTTGCCGCCAAATTGTAAGTTAAGCCCATGGCCAGCGCTTTTGGGGTGAATTGCCAATAGTTCGATCTTGCCGGCGTTCCAACGCTCGACGGCGTTTGGCGCGTCGATGGTCGTTACGTTGAACTGGCGCTGAAGCTCGGCTAATTCTTCTTTGTAATTGTAGACGATGATAGTGTTGTCTCGTTGGTTTTCGTCGAGGATGTCTCGGAGAGATTCAAACTTTTGGCGTCCAAACCACTGAGCATTGCCTTGGCTATCATAAGCGAAGCCGCTGGTAAGCTGCTGAAGTTTGTTTGTGACAGCAGCCGCTGTTGGAGCCGTGATCTCTTCATGCACATATTCCTTCTTCATGTTTTCGTATGGCGTGCGGTCTTCAAGATCGCACCGGATCTGCACGACATGGAGCGGCGGCAGCTTGTCTTTATACTCGCCAGGCTCTAGCACATAAGTCGCTGGCTTGATCGCCTCCATGACCTTCGGCAGCGCCTGCGGCAACGGCTCCCATTGGCCATAGTCGCGGTTCACGCAGTAGAAATACTGTTGCAAGAACGCGCCCTTGCTGCGGCCTAGCAGCGCTTGATCGACGACCTTGCATTGGCCAAACACGTCTTCTAAACCGTTTGACGTAAACGATCCCGTCAAACCCCAGCGAATCTTGAACTGGTCGAGGATTTTGAGAAGATGCTTGAACCGCTTGCCGGACGGATTTTTCAGCCGCGTCAACTCGTCGAAGACAATGCCGCCGAAGCCAGCCGGGTTGATGGAGGGGATGTTGTCGTAGTTGGTTACAACAATGTCGGCGTCGGATTCGAACGCTTTCTTACGTTGCGCCGGCGTGCCGACTGCGACGGCGATGTTGAATTCAGGAGCCCATTTGCGCCCCTCGACCGGCCACACATCGGTGCAAACGCGCTTCGGCGCTAACACAAGCCATCGGTCGCAATGACCATGAATAATCATTTCGGTCATTGCAGTTAATGTGATCGCTGTCTTGCCCGCGCCGACTGGCGCGAGGATCATGGCCCGATCACGACTGAAGAGAAAATCGGCTGCATCGTGCTGGTATGGTCTAAGATCCATTGGTCGGCTTCTTTCTTTGACCAAATACAGGTATAACTTTGCCCTAGCGTCATCATCTCAATGGCGAATTTACGCTGTAGCGGACTGAGTTTGCCGCCGGGGCGCTTCAGTTCTATGAAGTGCGTTGTGCCGTCAGGAAGACAGACAACACGATCAGCGACGCCGCGATT